TTCATCAAATATATCTTCTCTAATAGTCCCAGCAGTAGAAGTCATTATAATCAAAGGTTGTTCCCTGGCTGTGATACCATCGGCCATGATATCGTATAAAGCCCTGCCATTCTTCCATTGGTGCCACTCATCCATAATAACTACATGGATATTTAAACCGTCAAGACTATCCGCGTCGGATGCTAGTGCCTTAAAGACGCCGTCGTTAAAATCGGAAAGGATCTCATAAGATAGTGTTCTAACTCTCTTACGGAGAGACGGAGACTTCTTAACCATCCGTTTTGATTCCAGCCAGACAATTCTACTTTGGTCCTTTTTTGTGGCTACACAATATACCTCAGGACCACCTTCACCATCTGCCACCAAGCCATAAAGGCTCATTACGGAGTCTAACAGGGACTTTCCATTTTTCTTGCCCACTATTAATACAACTCTCTGGTGTTTCCTATTGCCTTCGATGTCAATAAAGCCGTACACACTAGATAGATAAGCTTTCTCCCACAATTCAAGCACAATCTTTTTTCCTGCCATTTTGCCTTTACTGTGGCAACAAAAGTTTTCCGCAAACTCTATTATATGGTTAGCCCGCTTTGGAGAGTAAAACCATTCTTTGTATCCGTTATTTTTAATCCATTTTACTATTTCTTTATATTGCTGACGTACTTTTTTGCTTACTAGAGTTGTACCGTTTTCTATCTGTTCCCAGTATTCCAATATGGGGTTATAATCGTCTGGATATTTCCTAAATCCATTCTTAATTTTGGGCTTGATTTTGCCATACACGATGTCAGGATTAGTTCTTGGGTATTTAGTCGGTTCTAGAATTAATGAAGCTGTCGAAGCCGTCATTTCCTTCTACCACCGCCTTTACCTCTTTAGGCAAAAGATCCGTTAATTGTTTTATTATGGCCATGTGGTTTTTAACCATTGTATTATATACTTCTACTTCAGGTGATTTTTTAGTGCCCCATTGGTTAGCTCCGTTCTGATATTCTGATATAACCCCATCTTTATTTATAATTTCTTGGAGATCATCTAATGTTACAGCCATAAAAGCAGCATTTTCTATAAGGGATTGAGTCACTTTTTTTACATCAGGATCCATCTTTGAATATATGTTTTTAAGTCTCCTTATTTCTTTTTTAATTCTTTCATCTTTTGTTAAATCATCCTTAGTTTTTTTATTTGTCACTAAAAATCACCTTTTTTCTCTTACATTTTATACCACACCCCTTTAAGTAAAGCTCCTGCGTATTCTTCTTATATAGACACATGGTATTCAAGCAGACAATTCCCAACTTTTTTATAGGGGGGCATAGGCTGTCATGTCTTTATCCTCTGATAAGTCAATCCCAAATACATACTCCTGTCCATTAATGTTTATTTTATTATTCATATTTACAAAAGAGTTAAATTGAGTATCATAGTTCTTTTCATTTGCCTTCATAAAAGTAATTGCCTCTTCACCAATTAGCTTTCTTAATACTTTAATATTATCCATATTTATTCACTCCTTATCAAATTTCCATTCTTATCAAACATAACGTCATCCCTAACTACATCATACTTACTCATATGCTCTTTACTATGGCAGGATGAACATAAAAGTTCTAAGTTATCCCAATTTAAAGTAATGTAAGGATTATTTATGTTGTCTGGAGTTAAATATATTTTATGATGAACTTCTTCCCCAGGCATACCACAACGTTCACATATACCATACTTAGATTGTTTAAAAGCTTCTCTGCATTTAATCCATTCCTTGCTGTTATAAAACTTTTTAGAAAAGTCTCTTGCCATTCAATCACCTCATCTCGTCACGAACAAACATAAACAAAAGAGCCCTATTAAGAGCTCTCTAATTCTTTTAATAATTTTATGAAGATGTTTTCGTAATTTCCTAACATATAGGTATATTGGCCATCTTCTGTATTTGTATCCATATTAGATATTGCTGCTAATAATGACCTGCAAATTAATTCTATATCACCACCAGTAAAATTTAACTTTGTTCTTTTTACGGCATACTCCCATTGTACCGTTTCTACTAAAAATTTATTATAAACTTTCTCGGGTGTTCTTTGTTTAACATATATTACCCTATCATATGCATCTTTAGGCTTTGGAAATAAATTATATGATTTCAATATAATATCTTTATATCTGTTATAGATATCTTCTTCAAAAGCCATTTTATCACCTCCGCTTTATATTTATGAAGGAGATAAAGATTATATGATAAATTAATAACTCATCTGCATTTTCTTTCATCTACGCCTTTATTGTTTTCCATTAACCTTTTATAAAAATTAAAGGAGAGGTTCTCTTTTCTCTCCTGCTTTAACTGTTTATAAATTTCTGGCTGTTTTGATTTAACTATTTTTTCTACTTTCAACCTCTCCTCACTTCCTTTTAAATAAAAAAAGAGTACCCACTTCTTGAGTACTCTCGTATAATAATAGTTTACTATATAATTAATATTTATAAAATAGTAATATACAGGCAATAAGCTATTAAAATACTATTACTTTATAAACATTACATTCATAAGTTTATTTATTATTTCTTTTTTATTTCTATATACTGTTGATACATCAATTTTAAGTATTTCAGCAATTTTAAAATGAGTTAGGTTCTGAAAATATCTTAATTCAATTAATTTACGTTCATTATCAGATAAAACTTCTAATGCATTATCTACACGTTTTATCATATTTTCCTTTTTAGTTATTAATCTATTTAATTTTTCTATATATTTTTCTTTCTGCTCTATTTCTTGCTCTACAGAAGAATTAAATTTGTTTGTTGGTGCAGATTTTTCTTCATAAGTTATAGCTTCTATTCCTCTATAATTATTTTCTATATCCTCTATCTCTAATAAAATATTCTTAATTTCAGCTTGCATATTTTTATAGTTGTATAAATAATATTCTGTTTTTTTATAAGTGTTAATATCAATCACCTCTTTTAAATACATGTTGTACCTATTCTAAGTATTGATACATCTATGTTTTATAACATTTTTTTGATAAAATCGGTACAAGATATATATATATTTCTTTATTTATATATAATAAAGTTTATATTTCATTTTATTTAAAATTATAAGAAAATATATATCTTGTACATCTTGTACTATGCTTATTAAACCATTGCCATTACTGTATTAATAACGGTACAAGATGATTAAAAATATCTTGTATCATTTTGAATTATCTTGTACTTTCATAAATATTTGAATTTTATCACCGTTTACTTTTTTAGCTTTAGTTTCATAACCATGTTTACAAACTTCTCTTGAAAATGCTATTCTACTTAAAGATCTAAGACCACTTTCATTACAGTATAATGAATATCGTAAATAAATATCTTTTGTAGGCTCATTATTAATTTTATTATCTTCAAGAAACGCAATAACTGGATTATTAACTTCTTCATATTGTTTCCATATTTCCTGTGATGCTTTGGAAGCTGTGAATCCATTATTTTTTAATACTCTTTCAAGTGCTGATATGCCTATTTTAAGTAAGTATTCAAGAGATTCATTTGTAAGTAATTTATCTTTTATAAATGGATCAAAATCAGGATCATGTTTGCTAAATTTTGCATTAAAAGGAATAAATATTAGCCTTCGTTTTAATCCATCTGATAAATCATTTATACGCGGTAAATCATTAGCACTAAATATTAGTTTACTGTAATTCCTAAAATCAAATGGATCCTTGCCTTTACGCTCAACATTAACTTTTTCCCCTGTAACTAATTTTTTAAAAGTTTCATTATCATCAATATACTTATTACTAATATCATCACCTATATTAGCTAATTTTCCTTCAAGTTGATATGTTTTAAATCTCTCGCCTAAATCCTTCAAACTTACTGAAGATAAATTATCTTCTCCCAGCATAGCCTGTATTACATCTAATAATGTTGATTTACCATTATTACCATTCCCGGTGAGGATAAAGCATTTTCCAAGTTCATTACGTCTGAATAATGTATAGCCTATCATTTCCTCAATAAGCAAACGGAGTTGTTTATCATTACAACATATTTTATTTAGAGTTATATCAACTATTTCTGAATATGCTTCAGGATTATAATTTATTGGAATTTTATTTTTAATAATTATTTTTGGATTAAATTCTTGTAATTGTTTTGTTTTAATATCTAAAATCCCATTATTAAGTAAAATATATCTTGATGAAGCTTGTTTACTTTCAGGAGCCAATAATTCTAAATATTTTATAACTTCACTTCTAATATTTTTAGTTGAATTATTTATATATTTCAGCATTACTTTTTCAATTTCATTAACATTATCTGTATAAACTCCGTCTTTGTATATATGCAGCTGATTGCTAATTTTTATAATATCCTCATTTTCTATTAGGTATTTAGCCAGGTTCTCATATTGCAGCTTACCTTTAATATAAAATGATTGTTTCATGAAAGCTTCGTCTCTTAAAATAGTTTCTATTTCTTTCTCTGGAAGTGATTGTTGCAAGATATATTTATTAATAATTTTTATAGTTTCTTTAATATCTGGAATATTCATCCCAGAACCTTGTAATGTAAGAATATAATTAAATAGTGTTTGGTTTCTGCCATCACCTTCAGACATATTGGAAAAATCTATCGATGTTTTACTAAGTGGGTATAACCATTTGGGAAGTTCCTGGGGATTATCACATTCCGTTAATCTTCTTGTTTTACCATTTACTTTAAGTGGTATTACTGCATTTTGTGAGCCTAAGCCAATATCTATTTTTATTCCAATTGCCGTATAATAGCCCTGTTTTCTTCGTTCTATTCCTGGATTAATAAAATAAAAATGTCTGCCACGCTCTGTTTTTAATGTTCCACATTGGATATGCTGATCTTGTATAATTTTATATAATATTTCTGATTGGTTAGCATCATCAACATCAATTTGAATCATATTATCATCAAGAATTCCACCATAATCAGAGTTACTTTTTCTTATATATTCATAAGTATAAAATTTGGTACGATCTTTATATTCTTCTAATG